TTGTAAATGCCAAAGGAAAATCTAAACTAATTTATAGTAAATTAGTTGAAGATTTGCCAATGGTATTTCAAGAAAATTTTAATTTTGTTCCGGGTGTTAAATATGTCAAACCACACATGCAATCATGCATAATTGATGGTTCCTGGAGTAGTCCTCATAATCAGTTTTTGCGAAAATTACCGGTTAAGCGTAGTTTGGATCAACAATTATTAGCACAGGTCGTTAATGAGTTGTGTGAGCATCTTTTTAGAAAATTTGATGAAGCGAAAGTTGATTTAACTCCTTATACCGTAGAAATGGCTATCAATGGTAACATTGAAGACGATTTCTTTAGACGTATGAGTGCAAAAACATCTGCTGGATTCGGTTTTAAAGGTAAAAAAGGTGATTATTTTCCATTAGTGGAAGATGATTATCGTGAGTTTACTAGTGTTATGAAAGGAGAAGTTTTTGAGTTAATTTGCGCTTATGAGCGTGGTAATTTTGAAGCGGGTATTTTAAAAACTGCACTTAAAGATGAACCACGTCCCGTACATAAAAGTCATACACCCCGTGTATTTACTGTCTCTGATGTTATACGCACGTGTGCGCAGCGCATGTATTTGGGACCATTCTATACTATGATGTTAGAATTTTCCGATTTGTTCTGCGCTGGGCTTGGGACGGATATGCACCGACAGGCACATACTCTTTTTAATAAGCTTACTATGTTTTCAGATAAATTCATTGAAGGAGATTATGGCGGTTTTGATACTTCTATGCCTGTTGAAGTGGGTGTTGCAGCATCTACTGTGGTTTATCGCGTATTAGCGAAATATGGGTATAACGATAGAGCATTGAAAGTGGTTGATTCATTATTAACGGAAAATATGAATCCTGTAATAGAAGTATTAACGGATTTATATCATGTTCCTGGATATCAACCTTCCGGTAAATATGCCACTGCTGAAGATAATTCTTTACGTGGCTTAATTTTACTTATGTATGCTTGGAAGGTGGTGAATAAGAATGAAAATTTTTTTGATAAAAATTTACCACTTATCTATGGTGATGATGTCATTGTAGCCGTAAAGGAAGATAGCATTGATATATTTAATAATCATACATATTCAGATATTGTTTCCCTTATTTTTGGTATGAAATTTACCAATGCTCAAAAAACTGAAACCATGAAAAAGTTTTTACTTGCTGGCGAATTGTCGTTTCTTAAACGTACATTTCGGCATCATAATGCTTTAGATAGAGTTGTTGGAGTTTTGGAATTGGATAGCATTTATAAGATGTTAGAGTTTGTTTTGCCGTCGCGTCAAGTGACTGTTGCAGAACAAGTTCTACAAACTATTGATGCTGCTTTAAGAGAGATATTTCTTCATTGTGGTGATAGTGATGTTGTTTTTAACAACGTAAGGTCTCAATTGATAATTAGCTTTAAAACTGGTTATAATTTAGATATTACACCTAAATCGTATGATGAATATCTTTTAGATCTAACTTTGTGAAGTTAGATCGCATCTCGGTGAGTTACATCGCCATAAGTGTTTTTAACACCTGTAACACCCACTGTGGAGGTAGTCCATTGTTGAAACTTAAATGGTTGTAGTTTCGTAAAAACAATTGTATATTATTGTAAAATTATATTTATTTCAAATTAAATACTTTGCGAATGTGATTATTTTTAATATAGATTAAAAGTATTGAAACTCCATGTTTTGGGTCGAAACATGGTTTTATTAGGACCCGCTAGTTTAAGATATATAGAGTTCTTATATAAAGAACTTTCAACATTAAGAGTGTTGAAGCGTAATGCAATTAAAATTAAGAATGCTGACTTGATTATTTCTGTTTTAGCAGAAATTGAAACGCTTGAGGCAGAGATTAATGCACATTTTCAGCAAAAGTTTCATGCACAATCACAAGAAGTTGGTCTCAATGAGAGTAAGGAAACTACGGTTGAAATACATCAAACATTGGGTTTGGTTGATTCATCTGCGGATATTAATGATACTGATCATACTAATGAAATTGATTATGGGATGACTTATAAGGGCACACCGGAATTAACACAGTTTTTCCAGAGACCTATAAGTATAATCACCACTCCAATTCCTTTAGGTAGTGATTTTGACATTAGTAATAACGTTTGGAATTCATACTTGAAGAGTCCAATAGTTAGAGCCAAATTTAAGAATTATGCCTTGATGAGATCCGATTTACATATACGAGTGTCATTATCGGGTACGCCCTTTCATTTTGGAAGAATTATAGTGTCTTGGTACCCCATGGCTAATGTGAATCAAAACTTGGCATATTATAATGGTGGTGGTGGAGCTAGATCCAATAAGTTAAAGTATTTTTCGCAAAATCCGTGGACGCGCGTACTTGATGTTAGTTCGAATGAATCTATCGAGTTAACGTGTCCGTATATTAATACAGCTCCTATGATACGATTATTTAAGCAATCTGATACGGCCTTGTTGGCTGCTGATGATATTGCTGACGCTGTCGGTATGGGTACGTTGTATATAAGCACTTTGAATGTCATGGGTGCTGTTAGTAGTGGACCTACAGCAGTGTATTTACAGGTGTATGCTTGGATGGAAAATGTGGCATTAGCTGCCCCTACTGGTTCCTATACTTATATCGCGAATTCTCAGGAAGTTTTTGCTGGTCCAGTGGAAACGTTGTCAACAAGAATGGCTGCTTTAATGAAGAAATTCACGAAGGTACCAATTCTCGGAGATTATGCAACTGCTGCATCGAAGTTTTTTGGAGGTATGGGACAAATGGCTTCTGTTATGGGTTTCAGCACTCCTTCTATGGAGAATGGTGCTGTCTTTGTAAAGAATAATCCTTTTGCCAATTTGGCACATTGTATTCGAGAAGATACATCACACAAATTGACAATAGATCCCTTACAAGAAATTTCCCAGAATCCCAGTTTAACCGGAGCTACAGTAGATGAAATGACCTTGGATTTTTTAAATAATAGAGAATCGCTTATGGGCACGTTTTTTTGGGCTGTTGATGACACTCCACTAGTGGATACACTTATTCAAGTTCCTGTTAATCCATGTACAGAAGCTGCACTTGGTAGTCCGGGGAGTTATGAATATCAACCGACATCTCTGCATTTTGCAGCTCAACCTTTTGTGTATTGGCATGGTTCGATAACATATCGGTTGGAGTTTGTTATCTCTAAGTTCCATAGGGGAAAGGTTTTACTTATTTATGAGCCAAATGTTGGGCAAGCGTCTGCTATTTTAGGGGCTCCTGCTAGCCTTAATAAGCAGTTTGTACATATAATAGATATACAAGAGAGTCCTATTTATGAATTTACTGTTTCATGGTCACAAAATAGGCCTTGGTTACGTTCTTTAGCTTCCAACACCAGAACATTTAACCTAATTGATTTTGTAAATCTAGGAGTTAGTCCTGCTAGTTTGCTTGATTATGTTAATGGGTTTTTTTATCTTGTACCATTTACAGAACTTCAGTCTCCGATAACTGATGTTATTGAAGTAAATTTGTATTGCAGATCTGAGGATATGCATTATAATTATCTAGATTCTGATTATTTTACCAATAATTTACCCGAAGCCGAGTCTTTTGAGGCTCAATCGCATTTGGTATCTATTGATTATATAACTACGGATTTAAATCAGGCTAACTATAGTTTGACGAATTTGCATACCGATTGGTTTGGAGAAGCACCTATTTCTTATCGTACATTGTTAAAGCGATATCATAAAACGGCAGAATATACTGACACTAGTGTTAATACTGCTTTTACGCTTGTTGATGAGATTTATAGGCCTTTGACACAACCACCTGGTTTAAGTAGGCCTCCCTATTATGATTTACTCTCATATTTGAGATATGGTTATATCGGTATGAGAGGTTCCTTGAAGAAATTATATCGAGTGAATCAAGCAAAATTTGGACGAACTGAACCTGGTGCGTTTGTAGAAGTTACGTTAGGAGAAGTAACTAATATAGCTGTACCTGGACTCAGTAGTGTGTCCAATTCCTCAACAACTCTTAATTATACAGGCTCTACTGTATTTTCACAAGCTTCAAATGCTGGCATTGAAGTTGAAGTTCCTTATTTCAGTAACAATTTGTTTTTAACGCCAAATAGTTACAATATCACTGCTAGCTCTGAGTCGGACCAATTTTTGGTTCGCACGGTGGACGTTTTATTTCAATTACCGTATGCAACTGCATCAAATACCGTCATTGTTGCTGCTTATACAGCAACTGGCGAAGACTTTTCCCTTATGGGTTATGTCGGCGCCCCTCCTTTTGTTTCTAATTATTAGAAACAGTCGCTCACTTTAGCGAACATTGTACTTATTTTATTTATATATTTATTGTATTCTTGGGTTTTTTCAAATCCTTCGTTCGCAAGGACGAAGAATTTTTTCCCAAACATTATTTTTTTTTAGAAAGTAGTCCTGTGGAAATTGTGAGTGTTATGGCCTTTAGGCAAGATTTTAATATGCGGAACTTTACCG